CTTGCACTGGCTGAAAGCACGCTCACGACCATTGAAGACAACTCGCAGTCTGTGGCGACGCAGATCACTGAGCTATTCGCCAAGTTCGACGACAGCGCCGCACAGTTCATCCAGGTCAACAAGGCCATCGCCACGGAGACCGAGGCGCGCGTAACGTCCGCCACGCAGCTCAGCGCGGCCATCAAAGATAGCCTTGCGCAGATCACGATTGTCCAACAAGCCGTCGCTACAGAAACCGAAGCACGCGCGCAGGCCATCACGAAGGTCGCATCGGACTTCGCTGCGGGCGACAAGGCGATCACGCAGACCCTGCAGACCACCTACGCGACCAAGGATTACGCGCAGGCCATCGCGACCACTCAGGTCGAAGCGTTCTCGAAGGGAACCTTTGCAAACCTCCAGCAACGGTTCGAGGCTCTGGTCGTGGGCGGCGCTGATCCCAGCGCAAACCCCGAGTGGCAGGCGAACTACACCGTGCGGATCAATGGCGGGAAGATCGATGGCGTGCCTGTCATCGCCGGCATCGGCCTCGGTGTGGATAGCAAGACCGGCAGCAGCTTTATCGTTATGGCTGATCGCTTCGGCTTCGTCTCCCCGACCTACACCAGCACGGGTGGTGTCCAGCAGATGAAGTACCCGTTCGTGATCGGCACGGTCGGCGGCGTGAGCACCGTGGGCATCCAAGGGCAGCTCATGGTCGATGGCTCGATCACTGCGGACAAGATCAGGACAAACACGCTGTCAGCCATCTCGGCCAATATGGGCGAAGTGAATGGCGGCACGTTCCGCACGTTCCAGCTCGACGGTAACGGGGCCATCATCAACCCGCAGGAGTTTCGCTGCGAGCTGACGAACAACCCTGGCGATACCTATCCCATGTGGATCGGCGGAGGGGTTAAGAACTACAACAACGCCGTCTTCTGTGTGGATCGAGCAGGCAATGCCAAGTTCGCCGGCAAGATCACGGCGCAGAACATGATCGGCACACTGCAGTCCAACGCAAACCAAGTGTGGACGGGCGACCTTATTGCTTCGAACAACGGTGTCGGCCCGATCATCACGCTGCCCGCACCGGTCCTGCTGGGTGAAGTACATCTGCCACTGATCCACGTCGAAACGAAGATCAACAACCCGTCCGGCAGCGGAGCGACAGGGGGCATCTACCTGGAGCGGCTATCAGGTAGTACGTGGGTCACCGTCAAAGTACACAACCACTACATCAATGGTGGCGCGACCGACTTCGATTCCATGCTGGCCTTCGACGCCCCCGTGTCGGGATCGGTGCAGTACCGCGTCCGCGTCGGCCCTGACCCCTACACGCAGAACAACTCCGGCAACTTCCATGGAACTGCCATCACCATCTATGCCATCGGCATGAGGTAAAGATCACTACCAACAATGAACCCGGCTATGTGTCGAACTCGACATTAGCCGCTCGCATCTCCGCGCTCATCGACAAGTGGAACGGCTACAAGAACGCGCTACGTGATCTTCTGACCAAGAAAGATGGCACGGTGGATATGGAGGACGGCACGGGTGCCATCGTGACCCTACCTACCTTCCCGGCTCTGCAGAAGTCCGTGAACATCCTGACGGACTCTTTGAACGGCGCAGTGTCTCAAGCACAAGCCATCAACGCTCAGACCGTGATCTACATGAACGCTGCGGATGTCTCGGCGAAAGCATCGGACACCGCACGGGCCGCTGCTGTTGTCGCGAAGGACGCCTCGGCGGCATCTGCCTCGGCATCGGCCGGCTCCGCCGCCAGCTCCGCCGCTCAGGTTCCTCTTGCCGCTGCGCAGGTGAAGCTCGCAACCGATCAGGTAACCCTCGCTAATACCGAGGTCACGAAGGCCACCACGCAGGCTACGAATGCTGCAGATAGTGCAACGGCTGCGGCCAGCAGCGCGACCATAGCAGGCACCAAGGCAGACACCGCGACGACTCAGGCGGGTATCGCAACGAACCAAGCTACTGCCGCATCGTCCAGTGCTTCGGCTGCAAATACCTCGCAGACTCTCGCGCTCAACTACGCGAACGCTGCGGTAAACGTCGAGGTCACACCGGGGAACTACTCGGCTCGTCATTGGGCTGAGCAGGCCCGCTTGAACGTGCTGGGTTCCCTGGTGTTCAAGGGCCGCTTCGATGCCAGCAAGGGCGCGCTACCTGCCGCTCCGAACCTCGGTGACTTCTACCTCGTCAGCGTGGCCGGCACGATCAGCTCGGTGAAGTACGGCGTAGGTGACATGTTGTTCTACGACGGCACCTCCTGGGACCGTATTGATAACCAGACGGTCGTGCAAAGTGTTGCTGGCCGAACGGGCAACGTGGTCGTCGGCATCTCCGATCTAGCTGGCTTACAGGGGGCGCTCGATGCCAAGCAGAATCTTTTGGGCTTCACTCCTGTCCAGCAAGGTGGCGGTATCGGTCAGAGCACGAACAAGGTCTACATCGGCTGGGGAGGTTCGAAGCTCAAGGTCACTATCGACGCGACCGACATGGGCAACGTCGCGTTAGAAAGCTGGGTTAATCAGACGACGATCCTGCGCGGCGCGACAAACAGCACGGCCGGAACGATTTTCTCATCCGGTGCGCCTCCACCCATCTCAGCCATCGACGGCTCAGGTAACAACCGCAATACCGCGCTTCAGATCAGCAATGCTTCTAACACCAGCGCATCTGCCACGATGTCCTTCATCCGTGAGGGTCAATGCGGTGCCCACTTCGGTCTCGATACGGACAACGTGTTTCGGATCGGTGGCTGGTCGTTCGGCGCTTCTTACCGCGTGATTCACGAGGGCGTTTCGAACTGGGTGTGTCCCGGTAACTTCACCACCTCCGGTACCGCTGGCGCCTTTATCTCAGGCAACGGCAGCGGTATACAGATGAACGGCACTTGGTATCAGTCGGGCACCATCAACTTCCTGTGGGCTAACAGCGCCGGTTGGTCGCGTATGCCGCGCACGTTCGTGCAGAGCAACGACCCAGGTGCAGGAGCCGGCGAAGGTGACCTGTGGATTTGGTGACCCATGACATTCGCTCGTAGGTCCGGTGGCGGATGGGCAGCTCCCTCCACTGTTAAACGGATGTCTGGTGGGGCATGGGCGGATGTGCAGAACATCTATCGCCGCACTGGCGGTACGTGGGTTCTCGCATGGAAGAAGTACACGCCCGTCTCCGGAACGATTACTCCGGGACAGGCGAACGGTTCCCTTACGAGCGCATCGGGTGCCTCTGGTGTCCCGGTGTCCAACACGGTCACCGCGCAGGGTGCCAACGGCAACGGAAGCTACACGTACAACTGGCGGATTGGCAGCGTGAGTGATGGTGGAGCACTACCAAACATCTCTAACGCGAACGCACAGGCGGTGACCATCTCGCGCATCGTTACCAATAACACCGGGACGATTAACGGCACTCTCATCTGCACCATCTCGGACGGCACGTCCGCGGTGGATGTGAGCGTGCCTTACAACCTCTCGTACTCGAACAGGAACTAAGCATAGACGTTGAGCTAGAGAACCGCCTGATCGCCACGAAGGTCTCAGGCGCAAACGAGGTATTCGCCGAACTTCTGGAGCAGTTCGGGGACATCCTGGAGCAGGAAGCTCTCGCAATGCTCCCCGCTATCGGCGACGGCGCATACGACACGGACAGTCACAAGCTCGATGAGGCACTGAGGCTGCTGCGACTTATCGACCGGGATGCCAAGCCCTCTGTAACCGCTGCAGTCATGGACGCGTCTCGCCGGCTCGCTGAGCTGACACTCACGGAAGCCGCTGCGTCCCCTCTGGCATCTGATGCTTTCACTGCGGCCGTGCAGATGGCCGAGCGGTTCCCTGAGATGTCCCCGATGGTCGATGCGATCCAGCAGGACGCTATGGATATCGCTCGGGCGCAGGTGTCCCTGTGGCGTCTGCACATGCCGACCGAACTGCCCGACACCCTCCCGGTATTGCTGCGGCTCTCGACCGATCGCTCTCGCGTAGAGACCAGTAAGGGGCAGGAAGTGCCTGTGGCTGTATGCGAGCGCATCTGGCGTCTATCGAATCTTGCTCAGCAGCTTGGGCGCGCACTGACCGAAGACGAATACCTCCATGAAGGCGGTGCTGCTGTCGGTGCCTTCTCGCTTGTCCAGGTGGACGCATGCGGCTCGATCACTGTGAGCTGTCACCGCTTGGGTATCGACGAGATCAACAAGATTGCCGATGGCCTTGGCTTCACTCCTACTCAATAATCACGATGGACAACGATACGAAACTACTCGCCTCCTTGGGCATCACCGGGGCCATCATCGGCCTCGGTAAAACCCTTGCTTCCACTGGCCCTTCCAATTGGAAGATCGCCTTGGCTCGTTGCATCACCACGGCGGGCCTCAGCATGAGTGCTGCGTTCGCTGTCGTCATCTTCCCCACCCTCTCTTTCCCGGCCCATGTGGGTCTCGCGGCGGCCCTGGCATCCCTGGGCACTACCGCACTTGAGAGTCTGTTCTCGCGCTTCCTAGGAGGTTCCAATGGCAGCAAGTAAGGACGCACTGGAAACACTGCACTCAGCCATCGCGACCAAGCTCACCGATGCCATCGAAAGTATGGACGCAGACACTAAAGGACTCGCCGCGATTCTCAATGTGGCCCGCCAGTTCGTGAAGGACAACGGTATCGAAGCATTGCCGGCCCCAGGGAGTCCTTTAGGAAACTTGGCGGGGAAGCTGAGCGAGTTCCCATTTGATCCCGAAACGGGCCATTGCTGACTATGCACTGCTTCTTTGATTGCGCTCCGCCGCCAGCTTGAGCACGAATGCCGCACGATCCAAATTTTCAAGGATATTCTGTAAAAGCATCGCCGCTAGTGAACCTCCCGTCGCGAACGCAACTATAAAAGGCAACATCCCGCTGAGGCTGGGCGCAATATTAGTCAAACCAATCTTCTGCGATGACAGAGAAACCATGAGGGAAGCACTCGCGACAATGACGCTTGCGACGCTAGCCCTACGAACAACCATTCGGGACTCAAGTTCGAGGCGCTGCGATAGCTTTAGCAACGTAGAAGGCTGTATCGAACTCAAACGATTCTGCAATTTCCGCTCAGCAGTCAATCGGTCTTGGAGCGATTTGGCGTATGCAGTATTGGGACTAGCGACTATAAACAGAGCGAACAACACAAAACAGACGGTAGCTAACGCCGCTGCGCAAAATATCAGCGCAAATATGCCTTGAGCCCAAGGCCTCAAGGTGTCTCTTTGAGCCCACTGCAAATACACACAAACGGCAAGCACACCCAGCACGAAAGTACCGCCAAGCTCAATGGCAAAAAGCCAATCCGTAAATCGTGCCAGGAATCCACGCTTGACTGTCCGCGCCCCCTTGAGTCCCTTGACCAACATTTCGACAGTAGGAATTTGTTCGAAGGAAAGTGTTTCGTCCGATTTTTCAACCCGCTTTTTCATCGCTTATCCTTAGCTATAGGTAACCGTTTGATTTATAACTCATCGAGCGTTCGTCAATAACGAATGCTTGAACGGAACCATCCGTTCCTCGACTTCCGCAACTTCGTTTACCACATCTGGCAGCAGCTCGATCTTCCTGAGCCTACTGCTGTCCAATACGACATCTCCTCGTACCTTCAACACGGCCCCCGCCGCCGTGTGATCGAAGCATTCCGTGGTATCGGCAAGTCCTGGCTTACAGCAGCCTATGTGTGTTGGCTGCTATGGAAAGACCCACAACACAAGATATTGGTCGTCTCCGCATCCAAAGATCGCGCAGATGCCTTCTCTATCTTTACCAAACGACTGATCGAGACGATTCCCGAACTGGCTCATTTGAAGCCTCGCAACGATCAACGCAACTCAAACCTCGCCTTCGACGTAGGTCCTGCAAAACCCGATCAGTCCCCTTCCGTGAAATCGGTTGGCATCACCGGTCAGCTTACCGGCTCTCGCGCCGACACCATCGTCGCAGATGACGTAGAGGTCGTGAAGAACTCGGCCACCGTGGCACAACGGGAGAAGCTGGGTGAACTCATCAAAGAGTTCGACGCAATCCTCAAGCCACTGTCGAACGCCGAGATCATCTACCTGGGCACACCGCAGACCGAGGAGTCGATCTACAACCAGCTCCCTGCACGCGGCTATGAAATCCGCATCTGGCCCGCTCGGTATCCGAAGGATCAGAAGCACTACTCGCAATACAACGGACGGCTCGCGCCGTTCATCGCTGAGGCTTTCGAGGGGAACCCCAAGATCGCATGGACACCTGTAGAACCTTCCAGGTTCCATGAGGACGACCTACTGCGTCGTGAGGCTTCCTATGGGCGTGGCGGGTTCCTGCTGCAGTTCATGCTGGACACTACACTGTCCGATGCGGAGCGTTACCCGCTGAAGCTGTCAGACCTCATCGTCATGGACGTGGATCGTGAGGCTGCACCAATCCGGGTTATGTGGGCCAGTGGCAAAGAACAGGTCATCGACGACATCCCCTCCGTGGGGTTCACTGGTGATCGTCTGCACCGTCCGATGTATTTCTCCAAGGATGTTGAGGAGTACACCGGCGCGGTCATGTCCGTCGATCCATCGGGTCGTGGCGGTGACGAGACCGGCTACAGCGTGACAAAAATGCTTCGCGGTATGGTCTACCTCCGCCGCGCTGGTGGACTCAAGGGCGGTTACGACGACTCCGTACTGGAGAACATCGCCCACATCGCTCGCGCCGAGAAGGTGAAGCTCATCCTCGTCGAAGGTAACTTCGGTGATGGCATGTTCATCAAACTGCTGGAGCCTGTGCTCCGCCGCATCTACCCCTGCACCGTCGAGGAGACGCACAGCTCGGGCCAGAAGGAGCGCCGCATCATCGACACGCTGGAGCCAGTGCTTAACCAGCATCGCCTCATCGTGGACGCCGCTCTCATGCGGGCCGATCAGAAGGATGAACCGAAGTTCCAACTGTTCCACCAGCTCAGTCGTATCACTCGTGATCGCGGTGCCCTCCGGCACGACGACAGGCTCGATGCGCTGGCGATGGCGGTCGCCTACTGGACGCAATACCTCGACCGCGACGTGACGAACGAGGAGGAGAAGCGTCTCGAAGAACTCATGGAGCTGGAGTATGCGAAGTTCGCTGAGTCTGTCATTGGTCATAAGCCGTCTACGCCTAACTTCTACGACAATTACTGAGGTTACGCGGTTGCTAAGAGGCAAGTTCGAAGATATGTAACAGCATCGGCGTTATCAACGACGCCGCGATGCCAAGCGCGAATCCAACAAACGCCCACACTGCTTTCTCAATGCGGTCGTTCCTCTTAGTCAAACTCTTACTTCTAAATTCTGCCTGCGCCTTGGCAAGCTCCCGGCCGAAATTTTCGGACACATCCGCAGCTATGTTGTCGAACAACTCGGCGCAGGCACTTAGATAGAGCTTGTCTTCCGACCAAGGCTCGCTCCTTATTTCATGACGGTGCGAGCCAATCGAATGGAAGTGCTTGAGCCTCGGCAAACACTCCTCTAACCAGGGGTCTAGATCGCTCATGCTGGTAATACTGGAATGCTCGTTTACGCGCCGGTATTCGCTCAGGAAATAAGTGGCCAACTCCTTGTACGCATCTATATAGATAACGCGCAACAGTCTCAGTTTTTCTGTCGGTGCTTGAGTTGATTCGAATACGCCGACTTCCGCGCTTATGGCTTTTCCACTCAGCTCATTTTGTTTCGCATCGAAAGCTGCGATAGCAGTGCTGACTAACTCATTCATCATCAAACCCGAACCACATTGGAGTATCCGTAGCCTATCAAATCACTCCCCGCCTAGAAGACTTCCTCATCGAAGTCGAGGGCGAGCGGCTTGTCGCGTATCCCGACACAAACGGCACCCTGACTATCGGTGTCGGCCACACCGGCCCCGATGTAACCAAGGGCCTCCGCATCACCCCTGAGCGCTCACGACAGCTCCTCCGAGCCGACCTGGCTACTGCCATCGCCTGCGTGAACCGATACGTCCGCGTGGCTCTCTCCGAGGCTCAGTGGATCGCCCTAGTGTCCTTCACGTTCAACGAGGGAACCCGCGCCTTTCAGACCTCCGCCCTACTTCGCCTCCTCAATGCCGGCGACTACGCAGCGGTGCCCGCACAGCTCGTGCGCTGGAACAAGGAGACCGTCAACGGCGTGCTCCGAATCAACAACGGCCTCACGAATCGTCGTGCTGCCGAAATCAAACTATGGAACAGCAAATGAAAGCAGTCATCGAGTTCGTCTCTACCCGCAAGTGGGCCTGGGTTCTGTTCAAGTACCTCGTGCTCCCCGTCTTCGCCGTCTACGAAATCTGCAAGGATCGTCTGCCCGAGATCGTCGCGGAGTACCACAAGGAGGTCGTGGAGATGGATGCCGACCTTGCTGAGTACCGTGAATCGCAGCAAGGTCGGAGTTGAGCTATATCAACGACCAGGAGGGCCGCCCATCTGCGGTCCTTGGGGGGCTTGAGGGGCTTGATTCTGCATCTGCGTCTGAGCCTGCACCTGTGCCTGCTGTTGCAAATTCTGGTTAACCTGCGTCATCTGCTGCGTGCTTTGTTCCATGGGTATATGGACCGCCCGGGCTGTCTCGACACCAGCAACGTTCTTGAACGCGCCAGGGATCACGCTCTGAGCAGCAAACGCCTTTGAGCCATCATCGCTCAGCGCAACCGTATCGATCCGCTTCAAGCCCTGTGCCTTGGCCTCGACCGTCAAGGCGCCGGCTAAGTTCTCGCTATGCTGGTCCGAT